GCCTTGTCCCATGAGAACTTCTTGACATGCACTCGACCAGCTTCACCCAGCTTCCGGCGCACGCCACCTGCGAGGTAGAGGTGCTCGATCGCGTCACTGAAGGCGCCTACGTCAGGCAACCACTGATCCTCGCCAGAGGTCACGGTGATTGTTCCCGCTGGTGGGATCAAGACGCCGCCTGGCCCCACCACTTCTGTTATGGCTGAAACATCCTGAGCAACCACCGGGACGCCGCAAGCGAGTGACTCAGCGAGCGTGAGGCCGAACCCCTCGCCCCAACTGGTGCTCACAAACAGATCAGCGGCGTTGTACAGAATGGCCAGGTCGTCTACTGGCCAGCCCTTGCTGGTGGAGTGCTGGCCAGGAACAAAGAAGCGGTCGGCGACCTCTGGTTCCCGGCTGAACAACTGCGGCAGCTCGACTCCATCGTCACCGGATGCCTTGCAGTGGAAGTGAACCTGTATGTCTGTATGGCGCTTCATGACCGGCACGAGCGCCTTGAAGGTGGCGGCAAAGTCCTTGCGCCTGCTGTTGCGATCCACCCGCACCACGAGGAACCCGTCTGGGTCGTAGCCGAGAGCGGTCTTGGCGTCACGCTTTGACTTGACCATTGACCCACCCGAGCTCAGGTACCCGCGTTCTTTAGCTGGGCGGAACTGCTCGGTATCAACGCCATGGTGTACGACTGGCGCGTCAGGGAGCCAAGAGCGACCGTACTCACTCATCAGCACAGGCTGTGTGACCTTGGCCAGAACATCCCAGGTCGTCGGTTGGCCAGCGCCATCCACCGGCATGTAGGCAAGAATGGGTCTGTACTGGAGGAGGATCTTCTTCTCATCCCAATTGTTGCGGAACAGGAACTTGGCGATGACAAAGGGATCATTGAGGATGACCACCACGTCCGGCTCTACTGCGCCGAGCATCTCAACGAACCTGCTCTGACCATAAATGTCAGTAGGCACCAACTTATTGGGGCGATAGAGGCGGAGATTGGTTGGCCAGTGGTCGCCGTCGTAGTTGATGGCTAGGACATGGAGCTCGTGGCCCATATCTACCAGGCGCTCGCCTATGGCGTGTGTGACTCTGGCGAACCCAGTGTGACAGCCAGCATCGCCAATCCAGAGAACTTTGGCCATTCACCCTCCAAGGCCCCTAGAGCAGGGCCGCCCTCACCAGTTGCCTTACGCAACCGATACAGAGCCGCGCCGATGAAGGGTTACCGTTATGTGGTACTTCGTAGAGCCGTCGCTCGCGGGCACAGCCTGGACAGACAGCCACGATGGGATCTAGCGGCGTCGGATTGTGATCTCGTGCAGTGTTGCCGTCGTCTGCTTTCGACCGCTGGGGTAAGTTACCTGCCATTCGAGCACATATTCACCTGGGATTGCGGTGTCATTCGACTCAAGTGCGTAATGCACTTGGCCTGAGATCGCCACATCAATGTCGGCCTCCCGGTCAACAATCAGAGCACGATCGCTTACCCGGCGCATCTGAAAGTTGACACTGCAATCAGTCAGGTTTTCGTGCAGGTCTGCGTTGCCTGCTTTGTGGATTACGCCGGTAATAATCGGGCCGGTGTCACCGACCACCAGTACATCAGCCATTGTTGTAACCGATCTCCTCGATGGTCGAGATACCTTCAATCATGTCGAGTGGGCTGGTCGATTCGATCATGCCGAGTGGGCTGGTCGATTCGATCATGCCGATCGTGTTGGCGGACTCGATCATCAAGACAGTGGTCACCGCTTCAATCGGCGGCAGTACAGCGAAGTCAAGGACCGCATCAGCTGAGAAGCCAGACGTGGTAGTGCGAACCAGGACCGCATCGGCGGTGATCGTGGCTGTGACTTGCCCAATGAGCTGGGCGTTAGCTGGGAACGAGCCGGTCCAGAGGACCCGGATAACGGCATCGCTATCAACGCTGGTGGTCGCAATGCGCTTGACAACCGCATCGGCTACAAGCGAACCACTTGGTGATGCCTGGAGAACAGCATCTGCTGTTGCTGTTGATGTGCCAGCGCGGCGCAGGACTGCATCGGCGGTGATGCCCGCTGAGCCTGTGCGAAGTAGAACAGCTTGTGCGCTGAGTGTGCCCGAGATCGTGGCCTTGAGGACCGCGTCAGCGAGAACATCTGCTTCGACGGCGGCAGGTGCAACAAGTACCGCGTCAGCTGTAAATGACGCACTTGAAGTGGCGCGTATAACGCTATCGGCTGCTAAGGCGCCCGTTCGCCCTGTGAGCACCACCGCATCAGCGGTAGCACTCGCGCTCTGCCTGCGTAAGAGTATCGCGTCACAGGTGATAGAAGCAAGTTGTTCTGCACGGGTGATCGCATCAGCACTGAAATCAACGCTCAGCGTGCGCTTTAGAACCGCATCAAGCGTGAAGCCGCCAGTGCCAACGCCATGGATCCACGCCTTGGCAGTGAATGAGCCCTCAATTGTGCGGAAGAAAATGGCGTCGGCGTCGAACTCACCGACGGTATTTCTTGTGAATGTGGCCGTGTCAGTCAGCGTTAGTGCGTCGCCGACATCGCGCAGGAATGCGCCAGAGCGCGCAGAACTGTCCGAGAGGCCCACTGAGTCGTCGCCGGTGCGATATGCCTGCAGGACGCGCTGTACGTCATCTGAAAGCGTCATGGCGTCACTCGCCGCTCGCTCAAGCACCGCGATCTGTGTGGCGACGTCTGTCAGCGTTAGTTCATCAGCTGTCGCGCGGGTCAGATCCACCTGCCGGGTGGCGTCATCAGTTAGACCAAGCGCATCTGTTGAGGCGCGCAGAGCATCAACGACACGAACTGCGTCATCGGCCGAGCCCATCGCGTCTGTGACCGCACGGACGAAGGTCGCCTGTCGTACGCCCTCGTCAGAAAGGCTGATGGCATCAATAGCCGCACGCGCGAGTACAACTGTGCGTGTTGCCTCGTCGGCAATGGCCAACGCATCACTCGCGCTGCGCTCGATGACCTTCAGCACAGTGACATCGTCAGTCAGCGTTAGCGCGTCTTCAGCCGCCCGATAGAACACCCCTGCCCTAGCGGCGCTATCGGTTAGCGCAAGAGTGTCAGATAAGCCTCGCGTATAACTGCCAGTGCGGGAAACTTCATCGGTGAAGGAAACGGAGTCCGAGACGGCCCGAGTAAGCCCGACCGTACGCAGAGCCTCATCTGACAGAGCCAGCACATCGGCGGCGCTGCGCTCCATAGACACAAGGCGGATTGCGGCATCGGAGAGTGTGAGAGCGTCAGTCGCGGCACGGGCTAGGCCAACCAACCGCGTGGCGGCGTCCGACAGCGCGAGGGCGTCTGTGGCGGTGCGAGCTAGGCCAACCAACCGCGTGGCTGCGTCCGACAGCGTGAGCGCGTCAGTCGTAGACCGGACGAGAGCAGACAGCCGGGTGGCTGCGTCAGAGAGCGTCAGAGCGTCAGTGGCAGAGCGGGCCAGCGCAGCAACACGAGTGGCTGCGTCAGAGCGCGTGTGCGTATCTGTCGCGGCACGGATTAGAGCGGCGACCCGGGTCGCCACGTCCGATAGCGCAAGGGCATCGGTGGCGGTGCGAATGAAAGCCACTGCGCGTACTGCCGCGTCTGACAGCGTCAATGTGTCGGCCACTGAGCGGCTGAATGAGCCAGCTCGTGTGGCTGCGTCAGACAGGGTACGGGCATCCGAGGCAGATCGCGTTAGCGCGAGCGCCCGTGTCGCCGCGTCCGACCGTGTCAGCGCATCGGTGACTGTCCGCACGAAAGTCGCCTGGCGAACGCCAGCGTCAGAGAGATTGAGCGCATCGGTGGCGGCGCGGACAAGGGCCACGACCCTAGTGGCGGCGTCAGATCGCGTGAGTGCATCGGCTGTGCTGCGCACATAGGTGCCCGCCCGCGTCGCGGCGTCAGATCGCGTGAGGGCGTCTGTGGCGGTGCGAGCTAGGATCAGCGCTCGCGTGGCGGCATCAGATCGCGTCAAGGCATCCGTCGTAGCTCTGGCCAGCGTGAGTGCCCGTGTCGCCGCGTCCGACCGTGTCTGGGTGTCAGTCGCAGTCCGCGTCAACCCAACAGCGCGTGTAGCCGCGTCAGAGAGCGCTAGTGAGTCATTAGCTGTGCGTACGATATTGGTGTCACGCGCTGCCGAGGTGACACGAGTCCGTTGTGGCTGCGGCGGGTGACGGAATAGGCCCCTGGCCATGGGCTATTCCAGTAGGCGGAGGCGCTGCTCCATCAGGTCAGCTCGCGGAAGGTCAGCGTGGCCGACCAGTTGGTCAGCGTCGCAGGCGTACCCACTAACTTCACATAGAACGACAGGTCCATGCCCACAATGACCCGCTCTTCAGGCGTCGGTACCCAGAGGTATCCGTTCAGGTTGCTGAACGCATCAGACCACAACGTCGTGAACGCACCGGCCGCGTTCACCGAAGAATCCACGCCACAACTTGAGGCTGCATTGCTGGTAGACGAAGCAATTGCTGAAGCCACAGCACCAATGATTGTGGGGGCAGGAGTAACACCCGTCATCGTTCCAAAGGTTGACGCCTGAAGGCCACACTTGACGCCCAACTGCTGGTTCGTGGTGGTCCCGTACTGGCTGACGGTGATGCGCAGGATTTCCAACAGCGACCCACGACTCGCATACGCTGTCGCCGCACGCAGCGCAATCAGATCAGCGTTCGCAATAATCGTAACGTCAGCCATCGAAATGATGTAAGGACTCGACATCTAAAACTCCTTCATTGCGCAATGAGCGGTGGCATCGGATTACGATAGGGCACACTTGGTGTTCCCATGGCCAACCAAGCAAACCTCGCCGCCGTAGCCGCGCAAGTGTCCCAGTTGAGCGTCAGGCCGCCCTGGTAGCAAGACGTGATCTTGGCACGATCAGTCAAACCTGGCGCCGCACCACCAGGGTCAGCCATGATGATTAGTTGGCCGTTCTGTTGAGATGTGCTGGCGTTTGTGGGGTCTGCGGTGTCTTCATCACCAGCCCAAGTAGCCCCCTGGTCGCCAGACTTCGGTCCAACACCCAGGCCGAGAAAGACCCTGCTCTCGGCAGAGGAGGCGTTTGTGCTATTGGTCTGATCGCCGCCCGCCATGATGAACTGCGGCGTGAAGCCCGGCGTCGTCAGGCGCTGATCTTCAGCGGTAGTAGGCTTGGTGCTCATGGCAACCAATGAAAACGGAACATACAGCGCAACGTATAGACATTTGGTGTTGATGCCGACGGTTGCATCAAGGGCGGTCCAGTCAATCGTAAAGCCGGTGCTGAAGTAGGTGGTGAAGGTGGCGCGACGATCAATGTCGCCGCCGCCTGACGTGCCAGTCCCAATGATGCACGCTGAGTTGCTCTGGATACGCTTGGTCGCCGCCGCCGCCTGTGCGTCCCATGAGTCCCCCGCCCATGCACAAGCAGTTCCCGCGCTATCCACGAAGCCGTAGTTAGGCCGCCAATAGGTGCCCGTGCCGGGGATAGCCGTTGTGGACATCGACGACTCGAAGAAGATCAGCGTATTGGGCCGAAAGGCCAACCCAGTTATGTCTTGCAGGCCAATCGCCCCCGGCGCGGCGAATGAGCCCACCGAAACCAGAACGTCAGGCCCGCCTATCACGGTGGCATAGATGTAGCGAGTATCAGAGGCAGACACAGTCACCCAGTCGAGCGTAAAGCCGTCTACGTCCCACGAAACGAATTGAGCAGTCAATACGCTGGTCCCAGCGCCATTGGTCAGACGCAAGCAAAGTGTGTCGGAGTGCGCTCGGCCAGCAACTGATGTCGCCTGGGCGTCGCGTGATACACCACCGGCGGAAACCATGTTGGAGTTTGAAGTGGCGGCCCCGAAGCCCATTCCAGCATCTGCTCCATCGCCGGTATGGGAAGCAGCACCATTCAGCCGGTTGATGGCGTGGAGTAGTAGTAGCTTGCCCTGGAAGCCAACGCTGCCATAGGCCACCTGGCCAACTGACGTGGGGGCGGTGATGATGATCTGCTTGGTCCACATCACGCCGCCACTGGGCACTACCAGGGGAGTGAAGCTGACGCCGAGGATGGCGTAGTAGCCAGCGGCGGGGGCCTCGACTGTCGAGGCGTCGGCGGTCGTGCTGGCGCTCACGTCGCTCTTTCTGAATGTGGATTGTGAGTGGTCAGTACCGTTCGTTGACTCAAGCGGCGTGCCCGCCGTCCAGCCGCTGACCGTGGGCGCGGTGACGTAGTCGTCGAGCTGGACCTCGAAGTGGATGACGGTGCGCTCGGTGCCCGACACGGTGACAGCCGCAACAGCTTGGTTGGCCGAGGTGTAGCGAGAGGTAGCTGTGGTCTGATCCCAAGGGTTACCGGTTGTCGGGCAACCGCGAATAACATAGACACGACAACCCCAGGCGGTATCGGTGCCGGTATCCCAGTCCGCGCCCCTGGTCACGGTCACGGTTGTCGTACTTACTGTGGCCCGCCGCCAGAACCAGGCAATGGCTCCGTCCTGAGTGTCAGTCGTCTCAGTTATCAGCGCCCAAGTAGCTGGTGTCGGCGTGGCGTCGAGCGAACCGCCCGAGACGGCCGAGTTCGGTCCCCAAAACCCAGACGCGAGGATGAGAATGTCGTCCGCCCGATGGGTCGGAATGGTGGGCGAGTTGTTGCCCGTGGTGATGTTATTGAGCGTCCCCTCAGCTTGAAGGGTTGGCGCGGCCATCAGTCAACAACTCGCCCTATTCGATCTAGCTCAGCGTGATGGTATCGGTGATGGTGAGCGTGTCGCCATTGAGCACGTTGGCATCAGCATTGAGCACTGTCTCGATGGCGAGCAGGCTTGCCTCACCTGCCAGACTCCCTTGGAACAGACCCATCTTATGGATGGCAGGGAAGGTAGCCGTCACTGAGAACGCCTTGGACAGCGTGAGGGTGGCGGCGCCGAGGGTATGGGCATAGGTCGCAAGAGCGCGACTACAGCCGCCCGTGGTGAGCTCGCCGGTCAGGGCCGTATCAGCGGCGTTGGCTGCGCCCGCATTCTCGGTGATGGCCATGTACCGAATGGCCGCATTGCCCGCAACGATGTGGTAGTTAGCAGTTGCGCCAGGGGTTGACCCGGCTGAATCATCACCGTTGCGCCAGGCATCAACGGTCAATAACGCGTTGGTATTCGCAGTGATGGTCGCGTGAACAGGAGCGTTAGTCCCCTCCTCGGCGACCACGATCTGGCCGATGTGAGCGGAAGCCACAAACGGAGTGGCGGTGGCGGTCAGCGAGGTGGCACTAGTAGCAGTCGCAATGGTGCCAGAAACGCCAAACCCAACTCTACCGCCCATCGCGGCAGATGTGATGTCACGCCCGCCGTTATTGGCCGTTGTGAACAGGTTGTGGCTGATACCGAGATCCTCAATCGACCCGTCAGCATGGGTGATGAAAGCGTGAACCATGTTTGGGCCGATGCGGATCGTCTCTTCGATCTGACGACCGTGCATGATGTGGATGAGAGCCCCATCTTTCAGGGGCTCAATGCGATGGTGGGCGGTGAGAATGCGGCTCATCAGGTCTTGTCCTTTGCTCCCATGCTGTCTTCCCCCTCACGAATGAGGTGGAGTGGCGCACGGGCTTCACCCGTTGACGGCCACGGCGTGTGCTTCTCGACATCCTTGGCGTCAAGCCCATGAAACTTCAGGATGGGGGCCAGGTCGGCGGGGGCCAAATCAGCCAAGACGACCCAGTTCTCCGGGGCATAGGACTTGATACCGGTCACCGGGTCATAGGCGACACCATGCCCACAGTTCCAGCACGCTGCTGGGACCTCCATCTCACCAGCTGCCCCGGCTGCGGTCAGATGACCGCAGTTGTTGCACTTGAATGCGTAATGACTCATTCTGGGTCACCCTCCTCCGGCTCGTCTTCCGGCTGTGGCTCTTCTGCTGCGTCGTCATCAGATACGACAACGACCTCGACTTCGTCAGCTGCTGCGCCGACTGAACCAGTCATCATTTCCATTGTGTGCGACCTCCTGTGCGCAAGAGCGTTAGCGCCAGCGCCTCTACGTCATCCCCGGCACATACAAGGCCGTAAGGCAAAACCCATAGTCGATCTGTGTGTCCATCAAGACGCTTCTTGCCTATCCCGTAGGCAACCATCTCACCACTGATACCACCCGTAACGCTGCCGAGGTGACGAGCCACATAGTACGGCTCCTCACCATCATGAACTATTAGTGCAAGAACAGAAGCCTGCGTTTCCTCTTTTGGCTGGAGCATCCACAGGGCGGCGGCTTTCAGCAATGCGGCGTGCGTCGTCTGCCATCCCGGCTCATCTAAATCGATGAGGACCATCGGAGACCCTTCGGCTGTTATTCGTAAACAGAAGGGGTGGTCGCCGCGCCAATCACCAGCCAAGTTCTCTCCTCGCCTCTTCTGATGTCAATGTCGGCAACCCAAGCCGATCATTGACTACCTTACGCTGTGCCTGGAGCTCAGGCGACCGTGTGGCAACAGACTGCAGGAACTCGTTGTGGCCCACAGTGATTTCAGCCACATGGCCAACCTGGATCTCGGTATCAACAAAGATCCTCACGCCTGCCGCCTTTGCATCCTGGCAGAACCGCAGATCCTCACCGAGCGTCTTCTCCCAGCGGAAAAAGTCAGGCAGGCCAGTCATCTTCTGCCGCTCCTCGTAGGAGGGCATCGATGTTCCAGCTATTGCTTCGAGCGCATCGACCGGGATGAGCAAGAACGCACACCCGGTGGCATCAACCTCAACAACGCCGTTCCACTTCTCCAAGAAGCTGTATGGCCCGCTGGTTGGCCTCTCCCGCATATAGAGCGTCGGCTGGTATGGCGGGGAGCGCCTGAAGCACAGACCGCCCACGATGACCGGCCCATCAACGCTGGCGCGCAGTCCCTGCCATGCCTGAACGAGCTGACCGACGGCCGCTGGCTCCCACACCATGTCGTCATCGATGAACAAAAGGTACTCGCCCCGCATCCGCTGCACTGCTTCATTCCGCTGCATCGTCAGGATCGAGCCCTGAATGATGACGCGGTCGAGCACGTCTGCGCCCAAGAAGCGCCAGTCGGTGTGCAGCAATGACATCACCGTGGCGGCGTTGACGTGATCTCGGATAGGTACCGCGATGGTGCCGCGCGGCTCCTGGCTAGATCTGGCGCTCAAGAGGTTGAGCGTGACCAGTGGCGTGTCCAAGTTCTCTCCTATGGGGTCTTCAGTCTCTGTTCGACATCAGTCAACACTCTACGTAACCCATCCCGCAACGGGATCAGATCATTGATGTAGGCCCGTTGCCTATCGATGGTGGCCCAGCGCCTCTTGACGCCCTCAGGTTTACTTTCATCGGTGACGATTACCGGAGAGTAACCCACCTCTTGAGCAAAGATCTCGGCGACTTCACGGAAGGTTGTGGCGTGGCCAGAGCCTATGTTCAGCGCCTCGTAACCAGCCCACGGCTTGGCCAAGCGTGCTTGGGTCACTCTCACGATGTCGTCCACATGCACGAAGTCACGTGCCTGCTGGCCGCTCCCCCAGATTGTCAACGGGTCTTCCCGGCGCAGGGCTCGGGCCGCGATTGACGGGACTGGATAATCGAATGACTGCCCTTCGCCGTAACCCGAGAAGGGCCTGATGCACAGGGAGCTTAGACCGTAGATTGCGGCCTTCCATGCGAGCACCTCTCCTGCCAACTTGGTGAACCCGTACATCTCATCGGGCGCCCACCAAATGCCGCCTTCTGGATGAAACCTGTCCTCAGAGAGGGCACCTGAGTCGTCCTGGCTCTGCAGTACCCGCCCATACACCGCACTAGAGCTTGGATATACGACCTGGCCGACACGACCTGGCTCGCTTGCCCACCGGAAAAAGACCTCATCGAGCCCTAGGCTGTGGGCATTGAAGAGCGGGTCGCCCTCGATCTTGACGCGCCCGCCCACTGGGGCGGCGAAGTGATAGGCGATGTCCCACTGGAGAGTTGATTCGTTGTCGTGCCTGAACCAGTCCATGGCGTCAATCACATCGGTGACATCCATGACGTCACCTGGCAGGGCTTCTAGGTCGGCGTGAGCTGAAAGGTCGTCCACCCCGAGTACGTAATCGCCGAGCGCAGCGTGTGCCCTGACAAAGTGGCGGCCCAGGAACCCGACCGAGCCGGTGACCAGAACTCTCACTACGACTGCATCTCCGGCGCATGATGGCCCCAGTGATGCAGAACGATAGAGCCAGCGGCGTAGGCCGCCTCCCTATAGGCAGCCGCATCGCCGCCCATCTCAACCTGGGTGTAGTTAGCGAAGTGAAAGTAGTACGCCGGAAGAGTTACTAGGTCCGACCGCTGACGACTGATTTCAGTCAATAGCCGAGGCCCTGTCGCCTGCTCCATGGGCAGGTGTTTGCGCGCTGGCCACTGTCGCCCCAACTCGTCCACCAGCTGACCCCAGAACGGATGGCCAGGTGGCCCACCGATAGCCGCGTTGTTGACCCACCCTTCGCCCTCCATGCCTCCCCAAGCCTGGTCTGGGGCTACAGGGATCGCGCTCATGGGACGCAGTGGCTCCATGTCGCAGTTGAGGTACACGCCACCAAGCTTGAAGATCACCTCATAGCCCATCACATCGGCTAATTGCGTAGCCCGTGAGGCCTCATAGCTACGCCCAGGGAGAGTGCTCGACTGACCGCCGACAGTCGATACCTCATCCCATACTGCCTGGTTGCGCAGCCCCAGCGCGAGAATGCTCTCTTCGGTCCAAAGCCGGTACTCCCAATCGGGGTTCATCTCCTGCAGGCGCTCGCCGTATACCCGATAGCGCTCGGGCATCGGGATCGACCCGAACCATGCGCGATGGATAATCTTGGTCACAAGGTCGCCCTATAGAACTCGACCGTGCGCCGTACCCCCTCCTTAAGAGGCATGTATGACTTGCCAAATGGATTGCTTGCCTTGACCACTGTCCCCGGCGTTTCACCGGGGCGCATCGGCAAGTGACGGATCTCAGACGCCGCCCCAGTTTCCTCCACCACGGCCTCAGCCACCATATTCACCGTGATGTCCAGCCCAGTGCCGGATTGCAAAACCTCCTGATAAGGAACCTGGATGGTTTGCTCTAGGCAATCCACAAGGTCCCGGGCAACGTCAGCCACATAGACCATATCCATGATCTGCAGGCCATCGCCGTAGATCTCGATCGCGTCGCCATGTAGGGCACGCATCACAAAGCTGGGCATTATCTTGCGCACCTTGGATGCCCCGTATGGCGGGGCGACAGCCTGACGCGGCCCATAAGCGTTGAACGCACGCATTACTGAGACGCGCGTCTTACGCTCCTTCTGGAACATCAGACAAAACCGCTCGATCGTTGACTTGGAGATCGAATAGGTGTTGTTCTCAAAGTAGTTGCCAACCGCGATATTGACTCCAGGAACGTCATATTGGCTGGCAGCCTCTAATACGTTGAGGCCGCCCAAGATGTTCGTCTCAGCAGCTGGCCGAGGGTTCTGGATTGTCTCCTGCGTCCCCAGGACACCGCCCAGGTGTATCCATCCCTCGACATGTGCCATAGCCTCGCTCGTGGCGACGCTATCGCGGATGTCGCCCAAACGAACAGACACGGCATCAACATCAAGCAGATCAAGGTGGGCTCGCGGATCTCGGGCGAGCGGGTCAAAGACAAGAACGTCATTGCCCCGCCGCACGAGCTCTTCGATTACGTAACCGCCAATGAAGCCATTGCCACCCGTTACGAGGACCTTCATTGACTAAGCTACGACGACAGTATCCGACTCGACCACTGAGTCATCAGATGCGTCACGCAGCTCGATGTCCCAGGTCCCAGCGACAGGGAACAGCACGTTGTCCCAGGCGTGATCACCATCAGCCGACGGCGAGAACACATGAGACTGCAACGGGTCGTGATCTCCGTCCTGGGGCTCAGTCCAGATGTAGTAGCGGAGCTCGTCCCCGCCGACCTCGTTGTCAGCGACACCAGTCACTGAGATGTGAGCAAAGGTCTCTACTGCGATGACCGAGTCATCGGCTGAACGAACAACGATTGCCATGTCAACTATCTCCTTCTACCCATGGACTACGTCCATGATTGCCTGACCACCCGGTCGAGCTCAAGGTGCCAATCTCTAAGATCGCCACCCTTATCGAACGGAGTATGGTATTTCTCACGGCGCGGGCCTGCCCCCCACTTGCGCTGATAGTAATCAGCGTTCTGTACGAATGTGCGCCCATTTGCTTGGGCATATGCCTTGTTAGCGCGGATAGTCGAGCTGATCTCATGACTCAACCCTGCTGGGAGACCGGTCATCGGCACTCCTGCCAGATGGCAACGATAGTCGAAGTCGTTGTCCTCGAAATAGGCCGGGTGAAAGTTCTCATCGAACCAGCCAGCCTTGTCGATAGCAGCTCTGTCAACACCAAACGCAGAGAACGTTCCGAGCAAGGCAACCTCGCCGGAACCATCATTGCGGCTCTCCATATGCTCGGCCAGTCGAGCTAGGTCACCTGGCGCAAAGGTCACATCGTGATTGACGATGACCCACCAAGGCGCTTGAGGCGTAGTCTGCATGATGAGATTCCAACTAGCCGATACACCAAGATTGCATCCTGGCCGGATGACTCTGTGTTGCGGCGCCAGCTCCCCGACAACTCCTCCGTTGTCGATGATGACCACCTGCCCGACCCCTATGTCAATCGATGCCAGCATCCGATTGAGTAGCTCTGGGCCATTCAATATCGGCGCTCCAAGAACCGGGATTACAGCCATTCAGGATGCGCTAGCGTCCAACGTACAGTGCGCCCCAATGACTCCTCAAATGCGACCGGCTGTACCCACCCTGGCGGAAAGGCTGGCGCCAACGCATAGCGTGGGTCATGACCGGGCCTGGTCTTGTGGAAGTCCTCGAACTCCACCATAAATGGAGCGTCCATAATGTCGGCCACCATCTCGACCAACTCCAGGTTGTTGATCTCTTTCTCACCAACTATGTGGAAGCGTCCTGGTCTATCGGCGGCGGGGTAGAGGGGCGCTTCATAGGTGGCAATAAGATGGACTATCGCACTGGCCAGGTTGCGGGCATGGAGGTAGAACCGGCTGCCAATGTGCCCCGGCGAACCGTGAACAGTGATTGGCCTTTTGGCCCTCACGTTACGAATAATGGTCGGCAAGAACTTTTCTGGGTCTTGACGCTCGCCAATCATATTCATCGTGTTTGTCAGCACTACCGGCACACCGTATGTGCGCCAGAACCCAAAGCAAATCGCTTCCTGAGCTGCCTTACTAGCAGCATAAGGATTAGATGGCTTAATCGCAGCCCAGGGCTCATGTGCCTCACTAAGCAGCGCGGGCCCATACACCTCGTCGGTTGAGATTTGGACCAGCATCTTTGGCTGAAGCGCTCTTGCAAATTCGAGCATGGCGAGCATCACGCCAACGTTGTTCTCGATAAACGGGCGCGGATCAGTGATAGAACGGTCCACCGAACTCTCAGATGCGAAATTCACAATCGCATCAATCTGACCAAGCTTTCCTATCACACGAGTACCACTGGGCGATACCAAATCGCACCGCACAACCGACACGCGATTATCAGCAACAAGGCGTAGTGGGTCGCCCCGATGGCGGAAGCTGACCAGGGCGACAACCTCCCAGTCGGTCGTAGTCATCACGTGCTCTATGAAGTGGTGGCCGACGAAGCCCGCCGCCCCCGACACCAGCACTCTCATGCGGCCCTCTGGCTGATGCCCATGATCATCTCGGGAAATGGACCGGAGAAAAGGTGGGTCTCAATCGGAACATGGCCACCCAGCTTCAGCCACTGCATGTAGTCGTCCTGCGTATAACTCCACATGTGGCCAGGCTCAATGCCACCCGAGTCGTTCAGGGGGTGCCCAATAAGAGCGCACTTGGCCAATGGCAACCACTGCTTAACCAAAGTAATGGGGTCAGCGATGTGCTCCAGGAACTCGCACAGGATCAAGATGTCGCACGGCCTCGGCTCAAGTGTCTCAGCGACACCCTCAACGACTTCCATGCGCGGGTAGCGCAGCCGCGTTTGCGCAACAGCCGCAGGCGATACATCAATACCCCAGGCATTGTGCGTGGCGCTATACCAACCAGCAATGTCGCCTGCGCTACAGCCCAGCTCAATAATCTCGGCGGGCGGAGCAAAATGGGGCACGATCGTGTCGATGAAAGCACGCGCCTTCTGAATGCGGTAGGGCTGAGTATCAGCAAAGATTGAGACCGCTGTGCCGCCATCACGCAAGTTGTAAGCGATCATCTCTTCATATGAGAAGGGCGAGATCTTACGCACGACTACCTCTGGTTGGGATAATAGTGATGAACGATCTTAGGCAAGAACGAGAACGTAACACCGCCCTCGACCATGCGTATCCACAGGTCGGCATCTTCAGGTAGACCGCGCTCTATGCACCTCGGGTCGTAGCGATAACCCATGCCATTGCGGTAGATCTGCGCGCCATCGCAGAACGCCCCGAACCCAGGCGGCCACTTCCCAGCGGTCTGTGGGCGACCATCAGGCCAGTGGTATGCCGACTGGCCGTACGCAAAATCGACTCCATTGCTCTTGGCCTGATGGAGCAATACCGCCAGATGGTCAGGTGTCCATGCGTCGTCATCATCGAGGGGTGCAATCCATTCCCCCTGAGCATTGTCTAAGGCGTGGTTACGGGCATTGAGGCCGAGCACGCACCACTTCTGGCCTGGGTCCTCAGGATACGACTGTCGCGGTATATGGAACACGCGCAGGCGAGATCCATATACGAGAGCGAGCTGGTCAAGCTCTGTGGACTCTGGCTCGCGCATCCCGTCGGCGACGACAGTAACCTCGAAATCCTGATAGGTCTGTGCGAAGACGGACGGCAACGCACGCTCAAACAGCAGCTCGTTGCGGTTATAGGTCGCCATGATCACCGACACCACTGGGCGGCGCTCCTCAACTGGCTTACGGCTAAGCAACCGTCGTAGTCCGTTCACCCAGCGTGCATGGAGATGGCAGAGCGAACAAGGGCTACATCACGCACGAATTGCTCACCATTGCGCCACTCGCCAAACGCCTGACCATCGTGACCGTACATCTCAGGTGCGTTGACCCGTAGGTGGCCCTCATCCCACTTCGCCTTCCCGGCCGCCGGGTGGAGGTGCTCAATGATCACGTCATGGAAATAGTGGATGGAACCGGTGGCCTTGCCGAGCTCAAGCCAGGCGTTGTCGATATACAGGTGGCGGCAGGTTGGTAGACCCATCCAGCCCAGCGCTCGCACAATTTGCGCACTGATGAAAACTTGCGTTGGAATATCTCCGTCCGGCCTGAAGAGGTCATTGCCATAGACGAAGCCTGGCTGTTCAAGCAACGCCTCGGCGAAGGACACGTCCCATCCTGGGGTGCGAAACCGGTGGTCGTCTCCGACAAAGCCAAGGATTTCCTCATGCGGCCAATCACTCAGCGTTTGAGCGGCAGCAGCATTCAACGCATTGACCATCCCGCCAGCGTGGCTTGGGCGCAACGTTGTAATCCCAAGCAAGAGGTAATCCGCCAGCTTCGGGTCATCAGCGTCGAGAACAAAGACCAGGCGGCTACC